CTTTCCAGCTTTTGGTTGACTACCAGATGAGCAATGAATACACCGGCAAAGACACTTATTGGAAATCTCTATAGACAATTCTTCTAGTTGGTACATTAGTCCTCCAGACTCGCAAACGAATTGGAAATATTATCTAACCATTCCTGAACCACTACAAGCACCCACATGCTTTGCAGCATTACCATAACGCATAACGATTGAATACACAACCATTAGAGCAGTTACAATCTGACCAATAGGGTGATGCTCTGGAACGAAGATTAAAGAGCCTATGGCTATTGCAACTAATGGTAACCCTACCACCAAGGTTGTTGCTGTAATCGCTATTAGCTTTCTTCTATCCATTGGAAACCTCCCGTGATGGTTCGTCAAGCGCGTTTCTGATTTTAATCAAGTCACCGAGCGGGATGGATGTGATTTCTCCAGTCCTCAGTATCGTCTTGGCGTTATCGCTGTCAAGCGGCAAGAACACCGCTGGCAATTCTTGGAGATTCGCAAAGTCATCTTTCGTAATGCATAGTTGATCACCGTCTATAGAGAATTTCATGGTATACCTCCTCATTAGCTGTCTAATCGTGGGCCGGATTCTCACCGACACGTCTACCATCTAATATTGCCCTGGCCCGTCTAAGTGGGCCATACTATACCATATGTGCAGCTTCTAGAACTACCAGGTGCGCTGACCCGTTCGGCTGTTAACCTTTGGGATTTGTTGCGGGCAGGGACTTTAACCCGCAGGCATGTTTTAGACGCCATGCCGCCACGATATTCTGTTGTTAAAGCCTACCGACGCCGACGACGGGATGAACGACGACGCTTGACCTGCTTGACCTCTTCTTTAACCTCGTTCACTTCCTCTTCTTCAGGCTCCTCGTCATCATTGTAGTTCATGAAATCCAGGTCGTACTCTTCCACAATACGGTTGTAGGGTAAAACCCAAACGACAGCACTGCCTTTCAACTCTACATCCTCTTCAGGATCCTCGGACAGAACAACGCACGTGAGGTCTTTAGCCTTTTCCAACCACTCGTCTATCTCATCGTCCTCACCAAGGATACTTTCGTTACGCCGACCTATGACATCATAAGAAGTCTCGATTCCAGAACCAGTGCGTTTGATGACAATATCTGTCCCCGTATCCACATCAGTGATATCGCCATAATCTGGGTCGCCAATAAGGCTAACGATAGGAGTGAAGATGGTGACTCCGGCAGTCAAGATCACTGGTCCGGCCTTCTCATTCTCACGGTCGATAACATTCATCCAGAATTTCCGGCGGACACGCATATCGCCAGCCAGTGACCGTGAGGTTTTGTCACCAGCACTATAAAGTTCCTGAACCAGCTCACAAACAGGGCATTCCAATTCGCCTTCAGTGGTAAAGGCAGGACAATATATCCTCTTCTTGTTGGGCAGATTATGTATCCCAACCGGTTGGTAAAATGCTTCCATTCCCCCAACCTCTGGAAGGATGCGAACGGTATTGCGGCCTTCCTTTGACCTGAAAAAGCCCGATGGACCACCAATATCAGCAGCAGCAAGCTTCTTCCTCAGTGCCGCCAGTCGATCCGCCTTGCTCATTTGTTTCCTTGGCATCTTTATATCCTTTCGCTTTATATGGCTTAATGGCCAAATCGGCCGATTGCCTTAATATACTAAACTTGCTAGAGTTCACCTGAAAATTCTAGATTATGGAAAATTCTAGATTATGGAATGACAGCATATCAGAAAGCGCGTTTTCTACCAATCTCTTGGCCTTCATAACATCCTCCTCACCAACAAGGCAGACATCTTTCCATATAAAATACGTTGTAGTCCCATCTTTGAGCGCAAGCTCTAATCTCATAACATCTGGAAGAGCACGTATGGCCATATGTGCCAACGTTTCACCGCCATCAGAAATAAGGGCAAATGTCCTAACTGCACCATCGGCCAACAAGGGAAATGGCGTAGAATGTATTGGAACGAGATAGGGTGTTACGATTCTAACGTCGTTTTGCTCTAGCATCTTCCATAGCCTTCTTCACGTCATCTACACTAGATTGGTAATGCCGCTCACGAATGTTCATACCAGTCATGTCAAGCTCATGGCGTAAATGAGCACCAAGGCTTTGCAGCATCGTAGCTCTCATTTCCAAAGCTTGACAAATGACACGCAATAGGCGATAATCTTTCTTGGCAGTGGCCTCTGCACCAATAACTGTTTGGTAATCTTCATCTTGGAAGACGGCAGAACGGATAACAGCCTCCGTGTACTTCTCACCTACCTCTTGGAGCACATTTCGATAGTGCGTGTCGGCCTCGGCATACTCTTCATCTTTGGAAATACTTGCCCTTGCAAGTGTATATTCGGCATAGGCCATTTGAGTCGCAAAGTATGCGTATAGACCAGCCTGTTTTGCCATCTCCACAGATAAGTTAGTCTCGTCAATGGAAAAGATATCACCCAACCTTACTACGTTGTCGACGCTTTCTCCGTCTTTTCGCACGACGATTTTCACCTTTGTGTTTGCTATTCTTTCCATTATGTCCATTTGACTCGTCCTTTAGTTCAATCTTCTGTACCGCATAGACAGAGATTTTACCATACTTCTTATCATCAACAGTGGCATATTCCAATGTCACGTCGGCTTCTGAATAGTGATACGTCACAATGAGCAATGGTTGGTTACGTTTGCACTTAACACCACTATCAAATATGGTTGGATCTTTGGTAAATTCTTTGTTGGGATGGATCTTTAGGAGGTCATCAGCCCACATCCCAAGGTATACGCCAGACCAATCATTTGCTAATTCCATTTGGCACATCCTAATACTGCATCCTTATCGTCTCTTCCAAACATGCTTGCAAGAATACCATGGCAAACAAGCAAAATGTGATGAAGATACGTCGATATTTGATAACACGAATGTAATACATTAGTTATTCTTCCATTACTGTATGATAGGCTTCCTCTGCTCCATAATGTGTCCCAATTTCCACATCGACTTTCAGTGGACACGTCAGCCATGAAAAGTCCAAACCTGGCGCATAGAACGCAGCCATGTCGATGATTCCTTCCATAACGGCCACACACAAATTTGCTATATTGGAAATCTCACCAGGCGGCACATCTAGCACAATACTATCGTGCACCGTATTGACTATCATGGTCTTCATACCGTCTTTACGTATAGCACGGTCTATGATCGTCAGTGCAAGTAGAAGAACATCACTAGCAGCAGATTGAATTGGCATATTGAGCGATGCCCTACGTGCTTTTGCTGACCGTCTATGGTCTTCACTATTTATGTACGGTAAATGTTCCCTTCTACCAAGTGGTGAAGCCACATACCCTAACCTCTCCACATCCGCAACTATATCTTCTTGCAAATCGAGGATTTCAGGGAATCTTTGGAAATACGTCTTTACGGTCTTCTCCGCCTCTGCCATTGGAATATCGTACATACTATGAAGTGTATGAGCACCACCACCAAACAGCAGCGTCCAATTAGTCCACTTCGCACTGTACCGTTTGTCCTTATATTTCGTCTTGATGGTATAATCATCAGCATCGCCAACTATTTCAGGATAGATCATCCTGGTCACGTAACAGTGGACATCCTGGTCATTGGTAAATGCCTCTATCATAGGCTTACATCTAGCTAATGACGAGAACACACGCAACTCCATAGACGCATAGTCTACTGACATTAGAACACCGTTTGGAAATGTGTGCGTAAATATATTCTTTATAGGCAATGTTTCTAGGAGTGTCCCAGGCTCTTTTTCAGGCGTTGGAATGTTTTGGAGATTCGGCTCACTAGAAGAAAGTCTGCCTGTACGTGTACCATGCAAATTGAAATTACAACGGACACGTCCATCAGCACTAGCCCAAGCACCAGTCGCTGCTGGCCCTAGATATGTGCCTATCATCTTGTTTAGAAGTTTATAATAGCGGATGGTCTCCACTATTGGAAATCTATCTTTAAGTTTGCGCAGAATATCAGACTTTGTGGTGGGTTTGCCCATCTCAGTCGTGCCAAGTATAGGCATATCGTAGTAGTCATAATACAAAGATCTCAGTTGAGGGTAGCTGTTAGGGTTGAATTGGAAAAGCTTACGCACACCCTTCCTTTTCTTTCCCTCTCGCTCCTCATCTAACATAGCCTGGCGATCCTCGACCAAATCTATAACCTTCTTGTCTTCCATTATATCTTCATAGACTTCCCGCTGGCGCATCTTGTATATTCGCATATAACGGTCAGCTATGAATTGATCTATGGCTATGCCATTATTCTGAACACGTGCTAGAGCATTACTAGCTGGCATCACTAGCTGCCCATACAATGTCTTCTGTTCTTTGGATAACTGAGGGTAAAGCTTTTCGTGAAGCATGTATGTAGAGGATGCGTCCATAGCAGCGTATGGAAGAAGGATATCTAACGGGATAGCAGCATAGGAACCACCTTTGTAGGGATTGGCCTTGGGATGTTCTTGATAATAATCCTTAATACCCTTATCGTAGTCGTACATCCCTAGATGAAGTCCAGCTAGCCGTTTTAGACCGTGGATACCTCTACGACTATCT